GCACTTATGTATAGACCCTAGTGGCCGAGGTTCTGATGAAACTGGAGTATGTATAGCCTCAGTTCTTAGTGGTACTACATTTATACATGAGTTACTAGGAATTCCTGGAGGCTATGATGACAATACTTTAAATAAGATTGTTAAGTTAATAAATGAATATGAAGTACCCTTAGTTCGTGTTGAGTCTAACTTTGGTGATGGTCTATTTACTAAAGTTTTGACAGCACACCTAATAAAGAACTGTCCTAGACAGGTTGGGATAGAGGAATATAAAGTTAAAGGACAAAAAGAACTAAGAATTATTGAAACTTTAGAACCAGTAATGGCTATGCATAGATTAGTTATATCTAGAAAAGCAATTAAAGATCAAACTAATCAAATACAACTTAGCAGATTACACCGAGGACGGGGAGCCTTAAAGCACGACGATAGGGTGGATGTGCTTGCAGCAGCCGTAGAGTTTTATAAGTCCCATATGTCTACCGATACTGAAAAAGCAACGGAAGACTATAAACGTAAAGAATGGGAAAAACGAATTAAAGACTGGGCTAATAACTTTAGAGCCAGTGACTATGCCCCAACCAGTGGTGCTACACGGGTTGTTGCAACTAATCAAAAACCTAAATCTAAGAAAAACCAGTGGGGCTGGTAGGAGATAAACTATGGACCCTATGACAATGATGGCAATTGGATCTGCAGTTGCTGGAGGTCTTCAATCTATTTTTGGTGGACAAGCACAAAGTGCTGCCATTCAAAGACAAAATGAACAAGCATATAGAAACTGGATTCAATCTAATACACAAAAAACATTTAACAATTCTAGAGAACAATTTCAAGCTGCATACCAAACCTTACAACAGTTAAGAAGAAATAATGCTATTGCTAAAGCAGCTTGGGAAACAGACTATGATGCTAAACAAGCTGCTACTTTTAGAGCAGGATATCAACAAAAACAACTAGCTAATCAGTTACAAACACAAAAATCATCTTTATTAAATGCTATGATTACTAAAGGTATTTCATCTTCCAGTGGAATGTATGCATCTATGGCTACAGCACAGGCTTTAGATGCTATTCAAAATGCATCATTAATTAAATATAATTCAGATATGGAAAAAAGAAATATTGATCAACAAACTAAAGGAATGCTTAGTCAACAAACACAAAATATCTTTATGCCAAATATTGAACTTTATGATCAAGCACCTATATTTGGAGATTCTTCTGGTGCTGCTACTGGTGGTTTTTTATCTGGTTTAGTCCAAATTGGTGGAGCACTTGGTGCTGTAGCACTTGAAACACCTAAAACACCTAAAAATAGTAATACTAATAGTTTTAACCCAAGAAACAATGCTTATACTAACCGAACATCTGGTGGTTCTGTTGGAGGAAGATAACATATGTCTAGAGTAAATACAGAATCTTTATTAAAAGTTCAACCTATTCAACCAAATGTTGCTCCTATTCAAATTCAACCTGAGTATCAAAGTAGTCAGTATACTGGAGGACAAATTAGAGTTGGCCAAGCCCAACAACAAATAGGACCTACTGGAGATGAAGCTTTATTCCAAGCTTTAGCAGAAATGGCTGGAGGAGTTCAAACAGGAATTAATTCATTTTCTAATATTTCTTCAGGAATTGAAAAAGATAGAATTAAAAAAGCTCAAATAACTTTTAATGAGTTAAATACAAAAAAAGAACTTACACCAGACCAAAAACAAGAAGAATTTGATAAACTAACTAGAGATATTTGGACTCCAGTATTGGGAGATGATTGGCGTAGGGAAATGGCTGTAGAGGTAGATAGAAATTGGACATCTAAAGAAGCTAGGGATAAATACGAAGAAGATAGATATAAAAGAGATTACCTAGAATGGAAAACTTCTAATAAAAATATAGATAGACCAGAAACAAACGAACTTTATCAAGAATTTAATTCACTGTATGAATCAAAATACCCATCTGCAGAATTTAATCATTGGTTTATGGCTAGACGTTCAGCTGTGGATTCAGCAATTATTGATGAACAAAATAAACAAGCAGTAATTGATTTTAATGCTAGTATAGGTGTAAAATTAACATTTCCATCTAAGGAAGCATTAGACTATTATAATCAAACAATTAATCCAACAGAACAAGGTCAATTTAAAACCGATTACCCAGCTTATTTTGAATTACAAGATAAAATAAAAGGACAACCAAGAGCAGTTGCAGTAGAAACTGTTCAAAAATATATATTAGATTCTTTTGGACAAGATCTTAATAAACTTACTCCAGAAGCTCAAAGAGCAGTTAAATACGGACTTGATCAAATTGCACAACAAAAAGGAAAAGAATTATTTGAGTTAGTATTAAGTAGCAATATACACGATCTTCAAGTTCAATCTATATCTAATATGGCAACAGCTACTTATAATCTAGGAATAGATAAAAATATTCCTTCATATTTAAGTTCTATTGTACAAAATATTGGAAATATAAGCGATCCTGCAAAACGATTTGAAGCCTTTAGTAATATTATTCCATCAATATGGCAATCATTCTACCAAGATGCAACTAGTGCTGGAGAAGAATTTAGAAAAAAAGATATAAATGAACAAATTAAAATAATTACTGATTCAGTTTCTTCTTGGTATCAGAGTAATAAAGAATTATGGAAAACATTAACGGGACAAGATGAGAACAGTTTTAATTTGTATTTCCTTAATGGAGGAAGACAAAGTATTATCAATAGTGAAAATGGTGGTCAACGTATTGTAACCACTACTTTAAAAAACTTAAAAGAATCAGCAACACAAACTAAAAATATATTTCCTTTACAAAATCAAAGCCAAATTCAAAAGTCTATAGAAAACTTTAGAATCAATGGAGCTAATAGTCTAGGGATTAGTATAGATTCAATTCAAAAGTTAGCTTATACTGGTGTAGGAACACCAACACCACAGTTTTCAGCATCTATTACATTAGAAGATTGGTATAAATCTTTATCGTCTGAAGATAAAGAAACTTTAAATAAAAACGGATATACTTTAAATAACTTTTCCAAACTAGAAGAATTTAGAACAGCTTATATTGATTTAGAAACTAGTGCAAGAGAAACCCTTGCAAAAAATATAGCTAGTAATAATACAACAAGTACAACTAGTGCAAAAACTAATGAAGAAATAACCCAAGCATTTTTTACAGATCCTAAAATAAGAGCAGCTGGATTTACAGTATCAAATTCACCAATTAATCCAGATCAACCACTAGATGCAGAAACAGCTAGAACAGCTATATTATGGCAAGATTTAAATCAACAATTTGGAGCATTTCTAACTGAAAGAAGAACATCAAACCCAGAAATAGGATCTTTTAATTTGTTTACTGATGAAAAAGGAAACTTAATTTCAGATCCATTTGATCCAGAAAGTTTTGCAAAAAAACTAACACTAGATACAACAGGTTCTTTAACAGATGAAGGAAAAAGAAACTATCTTAGATTACAATTTTCTTCTTTTAAATTAGCAAGTAGCTTACCAAAAGGACCCGAAAAAGATGCTTTTATAAGTAGAACTAAAGATTTGTTAACTAATGTAAGTCGTGCTGGGTTTAATGATGCATTAAGAAATAATCCACAACAACTATACGCTACTTCAGCATTACTACAAGGTCTATATAATGGAGATCCTTCTTTATTTAGTTCTTCTTCTTTTGTTGGACAAGATTCAGAAATAACAAAAGCTATGGGTGCTATATTACTTACTATGTCAGAAAGTAGTTCAAAAATTATTGACTTTACACCTAAAGATCAACAAGGTCCAAATACTGAAGAACTAACACCAGACAGTCCTCAAATGAAAGTACTTAATAGTTTTAGACTAGCTATAGATTTATTTTCTCCAAGCATTTCATCAAAAGGATCTATAAAAGTAGCTCCTCTTGTAGATAGAGGTGAAGGACGTAATCCACCTACTGAAGTAGGCGATGTAATATCAGAAATATTAACTATGGTTAGTACTAATGGTACAACTAACGATAGAGAAACAAGTATAACAGCATTTGCAAATAGATTTAAGTTTGGGGGTATAAATGCGTTTGGAGAAGCTTTAGAAAGTTTATTAGGTTCTAATGTTCCTAAATTTACAGATAGTACTTCAAGTTATATGGTAAATTTAAAGAGTGATGATCCAAATGGAATTAATAAAAGATGGAAAGATCTTAAACCTTGGGAAAGAATTCAATACTATTTAGATACTCTATATCAAACAGATCCTACAAATACTAGAGTATTTTTACAAAGTTGGTTTGGAATTCAAAATATGGATAATCTACAGGATATTAATACACCTTTGATGTTCTCACAAACAGGAAGTTATATTTATAGAGATGTATTAAGACCAGGAACTACAGAACAAACTACGCAATATCGTAATAGAACTTTTACTAGAAAAGATACACCAACTGGAGATCCTGTTTTAAGATTTGATTTAGTTCGTGATGGAAAACTTATATCAAGACAAGCATTATTTGAACAGGCTAGTAGAATGGCGTATAATGATGTAATGATTGGTACACAACGACAAACAAATAACTGGGTTTCTAATGGAGAATCTAAACCTATTACTATTACTCTAAATGATGGAACTACTAAAACTGGTACAAGTATTCAAGGACAAGTACATTCAGAAGATGAGTTTGTAGTAACGCAGCACTTAGCTAATCCACTACGACCAACCAATTTAGATTATGAATATTATAAATGGTGGGCTGAAACACTAAGAAAAACCCCAGTAACTAAACAAGAATTCTATAACGCAATTCAAAAACTTACACCAAATAATACTAGATATGTTCTTACAGGTCTAATGACAAAAAGACCTGAATCTACTATACCTGGTACTACTCAAACTTTTGGTTTAGGTGTTCCTTTATTTGATATAATTTCTTCATTACATCAAGAAGATTTAACTGAACCTAATGTTGGCATATTTGTAGAATCGGATGGTACTATGTCCTTTGATATTGGAGATAATCGATATAGATTTGCAAAAGCACCTCCATATGAATCAAAAACACAATGGTCAAATACTGAAGATTTAAATAATTTTAGAAATGAACAACAGTTTCATGTTAATCGTTTAGAACAACAAAGAGCAAAAAAAAGAATGATTGATAAACTAAGACTAGATGCTAATAGGATTTATACACCAATTTCTCCTTCAAGTTTATCTACTATTAGTAATGATACAGTACAAACAAAGATGGATGTAGCTCAACAGAAATACTGGATGGAAGCATCAAAAGCTAAAGATTTTTATCAATGGTTTACAGACAATCCATTTGATTTATGGTGGAAAAAACAATATCAAGAACAGTATGAAAAAGACCATCCAAATTTTGTACAAATTGATAACGCGGTAAGTGGAATTTCTAATTTTATTCAAAATGAAGTTATTCCATTTATAAGAAATGGTTTTAGAGTTCCTAAGCAAGAAACTTGGGAGGATATTTATTGGAATATGTATGCTGAAGCAATGCATCCTGTTTGGCAAGAAGAAAGAAAACAAAGATTTGCAGAAAAAGAAGCAAAACGTTTAAGGAAAGAAGAAATAGATGCAGCATTTAAAAAAAGTTTTTATGATTTTTTCTTAGCCTCTCCAGCAGAACGAGAACAACAAAGGAAACAAAAAGAATCAAATGAAACTAAAGGAACGGGTTCTCAATGACACAAGTTCAATTAAGTAGTATTCCATTTCCAGAAAAAACAAAAGACGTAACTAAAGGTGATTTAGCATCTTCTCAATTACTAGATTATACTAAACAAAGAGAAGAAGATTTTAAAAACTTTAGTACTTTACTAGGACGTAGTTTACAAAACTCACTTAAATTTAATTATGAACAAGAACAAAGCCTAGCTTTATTACAACAACAAGATAAAGCAAAAACCTTTATAGATAAATTTATTCCAGAAACTTTTGATGAAGAAATGGATTTCTATGCTAAGAAAGCTGGATTTGATTCCCGTGGTAAAATTTATTTTGGAAAAGATGACCAAATTCACACTGGATTTATGGGACATTCCGCTGCTTCAGATGCTGGTAATATGTTTAACGGTAATTTTGAATTAATCTCTTCAAATCAAGCTTCTATAAGAAATAAAACACAAATGATGGGATCTAATGCTTTACTATCCAAATCAAAAGCATGGCCAAGTATTCAAAAAAGATTTGAATTAATGGGTTCAGATAAAGAAGATTATTTACAACAATTACAAACAGATACTAACTGGAGTAGACTAACTAATATAAATTCTTTTGAAAGTTTAGCTAGAGCTGTTCCTATAATCGATCCTTTATTTACTATGATTTCTGGAACAACGCCCGAAGAACAGTACCTTACTAGAAAAGATCCTAGTTTTGATGGTAATGCAATTGTTGATGATATAATTAAAAACGATCCTGAGTTTACTGCGTTTTTAACCTCACAAGGAGTTAATTTAAATGACTTAAGGCAATCAGAAAATCCTTTTCATTTTAGGTGGATTTTAAATTCTACAGTCCAAGCTAATGCAATGAGTCGATCTTTACAATCAGCTGAACTATATCATTCAGCTCCTGTAAATTGGGCATTATTTGGTTATGATCAATTATATGGTTCATTAACTTCTGGAGACTTTGTAGGACAAATAGGAATAACAGTAGCTACTGCGGGTTTGGGTGCAGTTGCATCAGGTATAGCTACTACAGTAAACGGTTTAACTGCAAGTAGTCGTGTAGCGGGAGCTATAAAAGCTTCTGAAACTGCTGTTAATATGGCTAGAGCTGGTCAACTAGTAAAAGGAATTCAAAATTGGATTCCAGCTAATATACCACAAACCTTAATACATACTTTTGCTCATGATGGAATAAAAATGGGAACATCAAAAGGTGGTAAAGTATTGAGTTGGATAGCAGGACAATCTATTGAAGGTTTTGTTGAAGAAGGTATTACTGATATTGCAAATCAGATTTACGAAAAAGAAAAAGTAGGAAGTAGACTTTCCTATGATTATGGACAAATGTGGCAAGCAGCATGGATGGGTGCAGCTATGGAACCAATCCTAGGTGGAGCAATTACTGGTATTAGTATTCCTGTAAATATTACTGCTTCATTTGCTGGTAAATTTGGTTCGCAAATTGGCGAAAATCTGTTTACTGGCATATTTAATGTTGATTCGGCTCGGGTAGGTGAATTTAAACTATATTTAGATGAATTCTTAGGTAAGTTTGATCATCTTTCACCTGAAGAACAACAAGTTAGAATTGGAATAATTACTTCTGCTTTAGCTACAGAAGCAGCTTTAAATGAAGTTACTAATGGAAAATTTGGTAAAGTCGAAGAAAAACATAATCAAGAATTAATTGCAAAATTAATGTCTATTCTTGGAGAAGATCATAGATTAGCTAAAAATGATGAAGGTCGATTATTACTTAGTGAAATTGCTTTAAAGTTAGCTAAAATTAAAGAAGATTTAACTGGACCTAGTGGAAAAGGTACAGTACGAATTGAAACAATTCAAGAAGGTTTAACTACTGATGAAGTTGGTAGAGGTCATATTGGATTTAAAGAACAACCTTCTCAAAAATTTTTAGTATTTCAATCAGGTCCTGATTTACGAAATGTAACTAAAATTCCGTATACAGAAGCTATGTCAAAAATATTTTCAGTTGAAGATGGTAATCTATCTTTTACAAGAGAAGGTACTGAACTAATGATGATTGCTCTAATTGTAGATAATCAATCATCTTCGGAAACAATTGGAGACAATGTTACTGAAATGATATTATTCTTAGCTAGACAAAAACTTAGTGATAAAATTAAAAAAGATAATCCTAAGTTTCAAAAGAAAGAATTATCTGAAGAAGAACAAGAAGAATTAGAAGACAAAATAACCAAGGTAATAGCAGAAGAAGGGGAAGATTTTACAAACATAGTAGATCAAATTAATAGTATGTTTGAGGTTATTAAACAACTAGATTTAAATCCTAAAGATGATGTAGAATCAACTGTTGATATTAAAATTGATCCTGAGATTGCCAAAAAGTTAGCAAGATCTAGACAAGAAACAAGAAATAGATTTAATAAACAAGAAGAAGCAGCAACTGGAATGCCACCATTATTAAGTAGACCAACAGAAGAAGAAATGGCTCCATCTAAACCTTGGTCTATGATGGATGAAGTTACACCAGTAGAAACAACTACTGCAGTTTCTGAAGTTGCTGCTACAACTCCTGAGATTGCTCCTGAGGTTGCTAAAACTCCTGAGGTTGCTCCTGAAACTCCTGAGGTTGATACGACTATTAAAGAACTTGCAAATATTATTCCAAAAGAATTTACATTACCAGCTGGGTATAAAGCAGAATCAAATGGATTACAAGATGATGGATCAATTTTTTATAATATTATAAATACAGAAAATAATCTATCTGAAGGTCAGATTTATTTTGTTTGGGATTCAAAAAATAAATTATTAAGACCAACACCCCCAACAGGTGTTAACCTATATCCACAAGCACAAAAAAAAGGATTATATGCTGCTTGGTTAACAGAAATAAATAAATATGTTGATTTAGCTTCTTCTGGTATAGATAGAGAAAGTGGAACAATGCCAGATGCAGTTAAAGTTTGGATAAAGTTAGGTGCTAAAATAGAAAGTACAGAAGAAGTTGAAGCTATAAGTGGTAATCAAGCTTATGTTTTAAGAAAAACTGTTACTACAACTTCTGAGACTGCTAAAGCTCCTGAGGTTGTTTCTAAAACTACTGCAACTCCTGAGACTACTAAAGTTACTATTGAGGCTAGAACTGGCGAATTAAAAAATAAACTGTCACCCGAAATGCTACATTTTGTAAAGAATTTAACAAAGTGCTCATAATTAGGAGAAACTAATGTCTTGTGATATCAATACAATTAATAATATAAGAGAATCATTACTTGCTCAAGGTTATCCTTTAGAGGAAGTTGAAGCAGCAATTGAGTTAATTAAACTTAGGAATTCAGAAAATAGTTCAATTGTTGATTCTATGTTAGAAAGCGAAACTAAAACAAGACCAATCCTAAGTAATACTGAACGTAAAGAACTACGAGGAATCTTTACAACCTTAACAGATAGAATTGATAAAGTTTATGGTGGCATTGAAAACTTTACAGAATCTTTTGATAAAGCCATTGAGAGTTTACTACCTATTGAAGATAAAACTAAATTATATGACTATCTTAAAAGATTAAAACTTGGTAGAGGAGATTTAACTCCTGCAGGAACTGATTATATCTCAGCTATTGAAAGTGAAATAAAAATTCAAGAAGCTATAGGTAATCAAGCTTTTGCTAATGAATTAAAACAAGATTTAATTAAAGAAAAAGAACGTATTAAAAAGTATACTGATGCCAATAAAAAAATTCAAACCGCTAGAGATAAATTATTAACTAAAATCCAAAACTTACGCAAAATGGCTCAATTAGCTTCTGCATTAGCAGAAGGATCACTTAGTGATATTGAAACTGAAATAGCAAATAAAATTTCAGATGGAAGAAGAAAAGTTCAAGAAAAGAATATGGAACTTTCTTCTTTAGAAGTACGATTAGATAGTCTAAAACAAGAATTAAAAAAATATCCAAAGACTGGTACTCTATCTAAATATGTTAAAGAAAAAAGAACTGACATTACTAAGAGAATTACAGAAACAAAAGAAAGTATCAAAAAAGCTAAAGAAGGAATTAAAGAAGCACAAAGTAATTTAGATGCAATTATTCAGGAATATGTTCAAAAAGATGTAATTACTAAAGATGGAAAACTAAAAGATATAAGTCCAACTCTTAAAAAATTTTTAACTAAATTACAAAAAGAAGAAAAATCAACACAAGAAAAATTAAATAAACTTGGATATAAAGAATTTATTGGTGCTACTCGTAAAGTCCAACAAGGTTTAAAACAAAAACTAGCAAAGGAAAGCAAAGCTTTACGAGAAATTAGAACAGGTTATAAACAAAGACTTGGATTCTTAGAAACTTATATTACTGAAAAGAAAAAATCACTTCCTGATGGTGTAGATATTGCACCGCTAATTGATATAAACTTTATGGTTATGATGGTTGGACCTAGTGCAGTACAGTATTATCTACATAATATTAGACCAAAATTAGATAAACCAGGTGTAGATGGTTCAGATATAGATATGTCTCCTTTAAAACCAGGAGAAGCTATAAAGATTCTTAAAACATGGCGTGGAAGAATGACCAATAGTATTAATAATGGATTCTATTCTTCTGATTTATCTGTTCTTAATGATGAAAATCTTACTTATCTTCAAGCTATTGCGAATAATACAACTATTATTGATCTAAGTAATCCTAATTTATTTGATATGGTTATTGCTCCAGATATGTTACCAGAACAAGCATTAAGTCTTCAAACATTAGGAACTATACCTACTGAAAATAGAGCTCAAACAGCTGCTCAATTAGCTGGATGGATTGAATCTACAAGAAATACTTTATTAAGTTTAAAAACAGCTGAAGGTTTTACAGGAACTATTCCAGAATCCTTATTAAGAATGGCTTTACATCAAAAACTATATGATATTGCCTCAACCGCTTTTACTACAGCACTAAGACAAAAAGCAAAAAGACGAAATATTCAATCAGGTAATTTTGATGAATTAATTGGTATTAAAGGTTTATTAGAAACTGTTGGAATTTCTAATGTAAATAGCCTACCAGAATTTAAAGATCCTAATTGGAATAATAATTTTGAACAATTAGTAGGTTTTGATATCGAAACAGATGATACAACAGTTAATGAAATTCGATCAATTCAATTAGAAGTATATGAAAATGGTAAAAGAGTTAAATATGTTTATGTTAACTCAAATGATTCTGGAGAAGAAACATTAATAAATAGTATCAATACTCCAACTAGAAATAGAATTCCTTTGAATAAAAATCAAATAGAAACAATTCTTACGCAACTAGAGGATTTACAAAACAAAGGATTTAAAGTAATTACTTTTAATGGAAATTCATTTGATTTCTTTAATTTACATAACTTTATTGATGATAAAAACTTATTAATGAGAGTATCTTTGCGAAGTATTGACCTATTGAGAAATTTAGGATTTGATAATAGAACAGATACTGGAGAATATAGTAGAATTGCTCCAGGTGGAGCAAAACTTAAAGACTTAGCTCAAAAAAATTTACCAGATGCAATGGTTTCTGCTTATGGTGGAAAAGTTAGATTTAGAAATGGAGTAGTACAATATATTTCTAAACCAGCCTATACCGATGAATTTGGAGTTGAACATCCAGATACCATAGAAGAATTAAAAGGTGGAAGTGATATTAAACAGTATTGGAAAGATGGTTTAGATACTGGAGATTGGACTAAATTTGATGCTTATGCTCAAAACGATTCAATGTTAACTATAGATCTAGCAAGACTATTTGGAACACAAGATTCAACAAATGTTTCTCTTGAATATAAACCTAAAGAAAAAGGAATATTAGCTTATTCAATTACCACTTTTAAACCAAGAAGTAATCTATTCTTATCTTCTTCTCCAAATTCTGATGGTCAAGTTACATTCTCTCATATTGTTGATAAATTAGTAAGCAATAATCCTGAATTAGAAGAAAAAGCTATTTTACTTAACTTTACTTATGAATTAGAATACGATTTAAATAAAGTTTTAGATATCTTAGATGATTGGTTAATTAAAGCATGGGCTTTAGATCCAAGTAATAAACCAAAACTTAATTTACTTTTAGATGGATTACAAAAAGAAAAACTAAATTCTAATTTAACAAACGATTTAGTAATTAAGATTGCTAAAGAAAATAGAGCAGTATTAAAAGCATTACTTAAGAAAAAGTTTGCAGATCATGGATCTAAGTATATAGATAGTTTTAATGGAGCAAATGGACAACTAGATTCTGAAGTCTTTACTATTAATCACGAAAAAAATACTGCAACTTTAAATAAAGACGCACTCTTTAGATATGTTGAATCTGAAGTAGAATATGAAGATGCAGTTTATGATTACTTTGAAGAATTTGTAAAAAATAATGAATCATTTAATCAGAAAGCTTTTAGTACTAGATTAATAAATAGATTTAAAGTCCGAGAAATACTTCCAAACGAATCTTTGTCTCAATACTATAGAAATATAATTCCAGAAATCTTAAAAAAGTACTTACCAGAGTTTTCAAGAATATCTGATTTTGGTAATGGAAATCTAGACTGGAAATCAGCATATGATATGGGTATTGGTCTTGCTCAGATGTTAATGGATCAAAAACCTGGATTAATCCAGATTGATAATATTTTAATTTCTGGAGACAATGTTGTAAGTACATTACTATTAAATGGAACATCTTCTGTTTACCAGGGACGAGCTAAGAATTTTATTATTCCAGATGTAAGTAGAGTACACTTTGCTTCTCCATTTGGTGTTGTAAATGAAGAAATGGCTTATGATAACTGGAGATTATTAAATAGAGTTAAATTTATTTTGTCTAATGAAATCTCAGATGAAGAGTTTGATAATTTTACTAAATTCCATGATCCCGATGCTACAAAAGATACTAGTATTCCAATTTCATATTTTGTAAATGCTCAAATTAATACTGTATTTCCAGACTTCCGAGATAGATCACCATACTCAAGTTTAATGACCCTTGATGAACGTAAAATTACAGCAATGGAGTTTATGTATCAAGTTCCAAGATTATTATCTTGCTTTAACCATGATTGTGCATACTGGGGATTAAATGCTGGAGGACGTTTCTTAAGCGATAAATTACCAACATATTATAAAGAAGATTTCTTAAGTGCAGGAGCTCCTACTGCTGCTGCTGTACTAGCAGGAGCAATTGATCAAGTAGCGTGGATGTCTGTATTTGATTTTGGAGATGAAAATGGTGAAGAACTATTAATTAATTCAATTAAAAGAGCAATTGAATTATCAAGATCAGTTAAACCAGAAGAGTTAATGAATCAAACCAATAAGTCAGACTATAGATATTCAGGTTTACATATTACTCTTGCAGCATTCCATTTCTATGCTGATGGTTCGTTTGAAAAAATGAATACTTTATTTAAAGCACTAAATTTAGGTAATCTTGAAGATGGTGTAGTTCCTGCTTCTGGATTAAAAGATCCACGATATGCAGCTATTGATGCTATGGATCAAGAATTAACTTTATTAAAAAGAGATAGAAATGCTTATAAAACTAAGTATAGACTTTCAGATTCTGAATTAATTAGTTTAGAAAATGTTGTTAAACAATTAAAAAGTAATAGAGAAAATGCTAAGGAATTTTTAAAGGGTGCTATAACTCCTAGATTTTATTCTGCTGGTTTCAAAGGAATCTTTGATGGTTTAGTAGCAAAAAATGCAGATAAAGAATTAGGTTTTTCAGTCTCTGAAATTAGAGTAGTAACAAAAGTATTACTAAGACAATTAATGCATAGTCATTTAGCTTTAATTGATAATTGTTTAGGTTTAAATCAAGATGATATTTCTGCAGTTAGAAAAATATTCTTTGAAAACTTTAAACCAGTTATAACTAAAAATAGTATGGCAAATACTTTTAAAGAGAATTTCTTTGGAGAATTAAGTTATAAAGATCGAAGAGATCAAATGGTAGATTATTTCACTAATTATACCAATCTATTAGCTGAACAACTTGTGCCTAAACGAACAAAAGATAGAGAAAAAAAACTAGAAGAAGTAAAAGCTAAATTTTTAAAAGCTTATAAAGATAAATTAGATATTGCTGCATCACTCTTTAATAAAAAAGATATTAGTACCTTATCACAAGATGAATTACTTGATCTTCAAAATAATGTAAATCAAATTCTATCTGGTTCTCTAACATTAAAAACAAAAGAAGATGGTACTTTTGATTTAGTAAAAGGAAATAGCAATGGTTATAATCAACATTTAATTCTATGGGCATTAAATAGAAGAGCTGGTGTTCAATATAAACTATTAGATGATAATCTAGAGTTACAAAGATTAGTAACAGGAGTACATATTGATCCAAAAGATTATGAACATTATCTTGGTAGAGCAATATTCCATACTTATGGATTAGAAATTGCATCTGGGCGTAATCATATGTTTGGTAATTGGGGTAATGGACCAGAAAGTTCTAAACTTGCCCAAGTAAGAGTAGAACAAGGTAAGGAAGCAAATCCATTAGGAATTTGGGATGTTAGAGACATGGATGTTACTCCTGACTACTGGCATAAAGCCTTTAAACAACAAGTTTTAATAGACTTAGCTCCATACTATTTACCTCCTACTTATAATAAAGAAACAGAAAGTAGAGAAACCTACTGGAAAGAAAATGAAGCAAGATCTATTAAAGAACTAGAAGCCCAAGCCTTTGCTAATTATGTAATGGTAGTTGCTGCTAGAAATCCGAATCAAAAAATTGGAGATTTTACTGCAGCAGACCTTAAAAAGAAAATTGAAAAATACGCTGGAACTCCATCTCAAAGAATTCGTCTAAGAACATTAGTTTCATCTTTAGGCGATAAAAATAATCTAATGTCAGCAGATGCTTCTGTAGAAGGTCTTGCCAGTTATCGTCCAGCAATGGCAGACATTGATTTTTCTCAAAGAAGTACATTTGCTTTAATGGAAATGCAGCACGTTATTAGAGCTGAAGATTTAAGGGAATCACAGTTAATTAAAAAAATTGAAGAAATTAAAGAACAAGAACCTAAAGATCATAATGAAATTATCCCTATAGAACATCGTGGGCATGTTTCTATCTTTAAAAAGGAAAATCTTCCATTTATTCCACAACAAACTTCAGATACACTGAGTTCTTTAATTACTGGTCCAATAGATCCTGCTGCTCAACGAGCCATTAGAATTAAAAATCAAGTAACTGGATTTGCTAAGGTATTTGGATGGGATCAATTACTTGATTCTAAAGACTGGACAAGACTATACTTATTAAATCAACTAAGATCAAGAGCATTAATTCCTGCTTTACGAATATTCCAAGAAGGAAGTCCAAATAGTTTTGATTTAGCTATTAAGGCTAAAGCAGAGTTTTTTGATGGATTTTTTCAAACACTGGGAACACGAACTAAAATATTCTTAAAGAATAAAAACTATAGTACTATTGACTTAATGACTAATCCAGAAGATATAGGAATTTCTTCAAGAGATATAATTGCTATGAGACTTAAATACGGAGAAGGACTTAGTTGGTTTAATGTTCTTCGTTATTTAGGTAAACGAATTGATCGTTTAGCTCCAATTACCTTTGGTTTAGTTATGGACCCAGGAATTATTGTAAGAGGTAAAGAAGGATTAATTCAAAATCCAACAAGATCACAACCAATTAATATCTTTGGTTTAGAAGTACGACAAATATATAAATGGATTTTAGCTTCTGAAGTATTTAAAAGAACCGCAACTGAATATATATTTGATAATCATCCTAAATTATTTGATGAATTAAAATCAAAAGGTATGGTAGATACTGCTGGATTTGTTATGTTAGAGGGTATTCCTTTAGATGAAAAAATGCAAACTGAAATTGCACAACTTGCTTTTAGAAAGACAAGAGAATTAGCTATTGAATTAAATTCTAAATTTTCTTTTGTTTTAACAAATCAACAATTGCACATGTTACATGATAAAACAAAGTCAGCATTACGAGAAACACCAACACCACTAACAGGACCAATCGCCACTCAAGCAATAGGAGATGGATTTACAATTACTCATACTTCTGTTAATAATCCTAATACTCTTTGGGCTTTTACTGAAGACATGGTTGTTCAAATGCTTAATTCTTTAGCTAATGAATCTTTATTTAAAAATGTTGAATTAGCTTATCAAACAGGAAAAGATATTGGAACTGTAGAAACTGATTTAGATAAATTAGTTAAAGAAGAAGAAAGACAGTTATTTGAAAGAATGTCTGCATTAGAAGAAGAAACATTTGATGCTTTAACTCTATTACATAAACTTGAATCAGATAAAGATTCTGGTAGAACTTTATTAACTGAAGATTATAGAAACTCGCAAGATGGTAAACCAAAACTAACAGTCGATATTCCATCTTATTTTACTTCTCCAATTAAACTTATTATTAATAATCAATTAGTTTATACTACTTTAGAAGAATCTGTCTTTATTACAGATATTCTTCAAGTAGCAAAAATTGCTGATAATCTAGGTATGGAAACTGAAGCTAAAGAAATTAAGAGTTTATTACTAAGAGAATTAATATCTTCTCAACAGGATATTGAATTAGATGAAAATTCTCCATATACAATGACTTCACAAACTTTAATAAGATTAACAACAATGCTATTAAAAGCTGAAGCATCAATAGAGTCTTTAAATGGAAACAAAAGAGAAATGTTGGTTGATTTTGTTCAACCTGGATTAACTCAAGATAGTAAAAGAAAGTTATTAGAAAAAGCTACAACTTTTGTTCGATTACTACAAAGAGTAACTAATACAAATTTAGGTGAAAATAATCAATATTACTATATGGCTTCAGCTCAGTTTGATAGAGCAGATACTATAGCTCCAAGTATTGAAAGTGATAAGAAATTTCAAGATAGTTTAATTATTAGACTTAATCGAGATATAAATAATCCCGATGAAAGACAAAAAGTAATTAAAGGAATTAAAAAAGCATATTCAGATTTTACTACTTTACCACAAAGAATAGATATAAGTATTCCAGATGTAAACTTTAAAAAAGATATTACTCAATTTGCTGATAAAGATAAGTTTATTTTAGCTTTTGGAAATACAGGAGAGAACATTGTAAATTACTTACAGGGTTTAGTCACTCAAGGTTTAATTTCACAAAGAATCATGGATATGAAATTAATTATGATTGGTTCTCTTGCTATGCATAATAGAGGAATTCTTGAGGATTTAAACTTTGAATCTAGAGAAGATTTAGGTCCTTCTCAATTTGCAGAAGCAGCTAAAAAGAATAATAAGTATTCAATTGGTCTAAATATACACGCAATGAAAGTAACTCCTGAAAATGAGATTTTACTAAAATTTGCAGAAGAATTAGTTCACATTGCTCGTATTAAATACATGGATGTTAACAATGCTGATTATAGATTGTTAATGGGTGCCTTTAATACTAAACGATCTGAACCAATGATTAGAGAAATGTTAATGGCTATGAATTTAAATAAGCCATATGATCTTCTTGAACAAGATATTAAATACGCAACTAAAAATGTAGAAGAATTCTTGTCTCACTATGGAGCAATGATCCTATTGCAAGAAACTATCTATAGAAAAGATGTACTTTCTCATCTAGAAGCAAAATACGAAGATGTTAATAAGTTAAGACTATGGTGGAATAGAGCATTCTACAATATTAAATATATTGCTAAACGAGCTCATATTAAGTTTACCCAGTTACAGAATGATCCATACTACGGTGAAGTTTACAATACAGCATATTCTGTAATTCAAAATCTATTGTTTAATGGAACAGGTACTGGAGTAGATGTAGGAAATCCTAATATGTCATTTAATGCATTTTCTTCATTTACAACATCACAACAAACGCTTACTCCAGAACAAAAAGAAAATGTTAGACTCTTATCCGAACAATTAATAGAAATAGATAGAAAATTGGAATCAGGTAAACTTGATTCAACTACAGAAACAACTTTAAAGTTAGAAAAAGAAGAAATTAATACAAGATTACAACAACCAACTATAAACCCAGTATCTGAACTTGGTTTAACTGAAGGTGAAATTCAAACTGAACTGAAAAAAGTAAAAAGAGTTGATGGAAGAATTATTCAAAGATCACGACCAGACTTAACAACAAGAGCTTTATTTGCTGAAGGTTTAAATAACTGGAATATGGCAAGGGGTCGTCGTGTTGATAATTCTGATACTTTAGCAGGTATGCTAAGAATTATTCCAGATGAAAGTGATAAATTAACTAGATTATTACAAAATTATTTCTTCCAAGGATATAATCAAACAAACCTTACTTACAATAGTCCTATGGCTTTAGTTGTAATGTTATCAGATTTAATTGATAACTGGACTGTAACAACTCAAAGCACCTATTTACCATCTTCCACAAGTGGTGGATTCATGGCTAATAAACTTGCTTTAGATGGTTATATGGGTAATTTAAGACATCATACAAGTATTGTAGGAAGAACGTTTACAAACTTAGATGTCCGAGAAAGAATTAATCTTAATGTAATTCGTAGATTAAATGGTCAACCTATAACTGTTTCTGATCCAATTGAAATAGCCGCAGTTGATAATATTACTAAAGCATACCAACTATGGCATACTAGATTAACAGAAGAAATGGTTAACTCTAGAATTAAAAAACCAGGATCTATTCAATATTTAGATAAGATTGGACTAAAACTAAAAGATTCTAGATTACTAAGTAAAGAAGAAAGAGCTAATGGATTTAATGCGATTAGAAATCTTATTAGAAATAAAGCTTTAAAAAGATTAGATGAACATACAAGAAATGCAGTATTTAGTCCATATGTTGCTTTCTTAGGTGGATTAATGATGGACCCAAATGTTTCATTTGTAGAACAACCAGATTTCCAAGTAACATTTGAAAAATTCCTTATTATGGCAGATGGCAAACCAGCTCAAGCTATAAATGGAAAAGAAGTAATAATGAAACAAATTGTTGAGGAAGCTATTGAAAAATATGCCATTGCAAATAGTATTTCTATAAGTGCAGCAAGATCACAATTACAAAATGCTAATCCAGCATTTCAAGATATTGTTAAAGATACACTAGTAAGTTTTATTTATAAAACAAGAGAACATCAAGAAATCTTTTCTGAGTTATTTACTAAAGTATCAAATGATGAATTAGACTTATTATTAAAAGATTATAGATCTATATTAGCAAACAATGCTGCCAGTGAATTAACTGGACAAAGATTCAAAGCATTATTAAATTCTGATTTTGGTTTTTATATGGGAGAAACCCAATACTCAGCAGATTATAAACCACAAAATACTCCACTAGATGCTCTTGTTTATGAATTCCTTGGTAAACTTGGAGCAACAGCTTATATATTTGATACTAGAAGTCCAATGTTAACAAGTGAAGATATTTTCTTAGAAAATGATCCAAAAGTTAAAGATGACTTAGATGTTGCTAGAGCAATGTTTGATGGAGATATTGACAGTATTGGATTAAGTTTACTAAGAGGTGTTGGATATGATACTGTTCAAAGATTAATAGCTGAACAAGTATTTGGAATTCAAGGATTTAATTTTACTTTTCAACAAATCATTAGTATGCTTAGAGGGGTAATCCAAAATGTAGATCCTTCTAACAAAATCTGGAAAACAGCAAACCTTGATGGTAGAGTTAAAACTGAAGATATTCAGTCTATGTTACTTGCTAGTTTAGATAGACTTGAGACTGCTAATAAAGATGCTAGAGGTACACTTGGAAATAGAAGTTCTTATAATCCAGTTATGGATACTTTATTACGAGGTGGTAGAGCTATAACACAATTAACCTTTGGACCTAATATTCCACTTGCAACTTGGGCGGTAGAAGGAACAATGGGAGCTATAGGTGGTGCTCTTAGAGGTAATAATCCACTAACATTCTTAGTAGATGCAATTGATCAAAATGTAGGATCATTTGTTATAAACAATGTAGGTGATCTTGTTAGAGTACGAAATGGAAAAGTAGGTATGTTTAATGTTGATCCACCAGTACTAAGAAATATTGCTCAAAATTGTTTATGGTTATTTGAAGAAATGTACAGTCCTATGTTACCAGGAAAACTAACTGCAGATGGATTTAGTTCTGAAATGATCGATAGAATGAGTGGTTGGGAAAGATTCCTTGCATTCAGCAATAGATCTAACTCAGCATCCATGAAAGCAATTAGAGTTGCTTCTGAGAATCAAGCCAATAGAAGAATTGCTAAAGATATTCAAAATAGAAATTTATATAGATTACGAGATTCAGTTAATAAAATTCTAAGAAATAATCCTAATCCTAGTAATAAAGTATTACGAGAAGTTATTAAAGATTCAGGAGTTAGTTACAATATTGAGGTTCTACTTGCTTTTGTTAGAGCTGGTTTATTTGAAACAATTGAAACTAAACTTCCAGGTGGAAAATCCATATCAAGTGGTGTATTAGAAACAATTGAATATTTAATGTCAAAGAATAAACTAGATAGAGGGACAATTCCTATGTTGGCTTTCTTTGATTTAGAATATGATTTAAAGACTGCTAGAAGTGATACATTTGGAACTACTATAATTACTTCTGGTTCTGTACAAGCAGCTAGAACAGCAATGATGAAAGCAATGAAATCATATGCAAATATGGCAATGGTTGTAAATCATCCTTTAGATGGAACTGCAAGTGCAACTGCTCACCATGCTGTCTTAAACTTCTATAAATCCTATCCTGGATTGTATACAGCCCAATTCCTAATGCGAAGAGGATCTGTAACCCCAGCAATGCAATTTGCATTTGAACTTGTACTCTACAGTCTTGCTGATATGTCATATAATATTCTACTATCTCTAGCAAGTGGATACTATAACTACGAGAAATTAAAGAAAGCTTTACAACAAAGAGATTTTAATTATAGAGAATTTGTACGATTAATTATGAAATATCCTCTCTTTAGTAATAATCTATTTGGCTTTGGTTCACAAGCTATTGCTCAAGTCCTAACTACAGGTAAAGGAGAACAATTAGTATCTTCTGTAGCTGAAAGTGCAATTGGATATGATATTAGAAATATTGTTAAAGCAATACAAGGATTTGCTGCTTGGTCTATGGGAGATGTTCCAAGACAAAGTCCACTGATTAATACATATAATGTATTTGGTCGAGTAATTCCAGTATTAAGTAGTACTTTAGTAAAAATGTTATTAATGCAATCATTTGGAGATCTTAACTATAGTGGTAGAAGACCAGGTAAACGAACCAAGAGTAGTTATGTACTAGATAAAGTACATGCAGTATCTGATGATTTTATCAGAGAAAAATCTATTCGTAATCTATTTAATAATAATAATTATAATCCAGGCGATAAACGAGATATTATTAATGGTGGATATCTAAAAAAACCTGAATTACAACCTTGGTTACAAGATGCTGTAAATAGTGCTCAACAAAGATTTAAAGAAAAGAAACAACAGCAACAAACACAAACACAGCCTCAAGTACAACAACCACAGCAACCACCTGAACCACAGTCACCACCTAAGGTAAGTTTACAAACTATTGGAACAACTCCAATACAACCTCCAAGTGGTATACTGTAATCGACTTAGGGGTCAGAAATTTTTGAGGGGCCTAAAGTGGTTTATCGGGTGGTCTATCCCCCCTTACCCCACTCAACCAATCGACAGCTACATGCGTAGCGGATTAGGTTAAAACCCATTGCCACTAAGTGGCACAGGATTGTCAGTCATGGAAGCCATGCTCTTCGTCATCGTCATCTTCGTCAGCATCTTCCTCGCGGTGTTCATGGTCATTATCGGCACCACCATCCGCAAGCTCAAGGAGGAGGTGCAGGACCTGAAGGAGAAGAACCACAAGTTGCGGTGCTCGGAGCACTCGCTCCTCTGGCAGAGGAGGAATCTCAGGAATGAGATCAAGAACTTGGTGTTGGAAAGTAATTACTGGTGCACCCTGAAGGACTGGATGCACAACGAAGTCATGGAAGATATTCGATCTAAGAAGTACAAGAACATGACGGTCGAGCGTCTGTATCAGAAGGCTTTCAGCAAGCACTACAAGTGGTAATCTGAGTACTACTGTCGCCCCCTAGGAACAATCCTAGGGGGCTTTCAGCTGCACTCAGCAGCAGAAAGGAAGAGTCATGTCTGACTTCTTCATCTGTGTGGGATTTGCCATCGGATTCGGTATCCTGTTGGCGTGTGTGAACACCGCATCCAAGTGGGCTGACGAGGCCCGAAAGGACGGAGCAATCAAGTGAAAAAAGGATGCATCCTTATTCTAAAAGATTCAGTTAAGGTTACAGTAAACTGCACTGTAACAGGAGAGGTATACATCCTCATCCTTCCATTGGAAGGGTGGAAAAAGTGGAAAGATGGGGAAAATATTCAGGTAGTGTTTCCACTTCTTTCTCCAAATGAGAGGGAAATGTTAATTTCTGGCATCACTCCTGCGGAGTGGAACCAGAAGTATCCGTCGTAATTACCATCGCTCCCCTAGGAAACTAGGGGAGCCTTTGGCTGTTCCGACACAGCAACCACCTTACTCTCTGGTGGTAGGAGTTAATAAGAGAGAACCCAATCTGCCGCAAGGCAAGGATAAAAGATTGGGAATGGATAAACGATTTATCCATACTGCACGATGCGTCCCAAGCTGCAATGAGGCGAGCTTCACGGCCAACCCGTTGGTGAAGGATATCGTTATGCAGTTGTACTTGGCCTATCCCCATCCTCGTTGGATGGTTTTTCAAAGGAGTCAGTTATGCGTTACAATGTGATTCGGTCTGAGAAGATCACCATCCGCGCCGCCTCGCAGGAGACTGGCAACGGCCAGTCCCTGCACCGCATCATCACGGCGGTCAGCCACCGCCGTTCGGAGGAGATCGTTGAGTTCAAGGACAGCAAGCCGCTGTCCAAGAAGGACATTCGGGATCTTAAGAGCGAAATGGTCGCTCTATGCGCTGACATGATGTGATTACATCATGTGATCTACGCTTGGGCTGGCTTAACGGCCAGTCCAAGCATTCGCCAATGACTGCGGCTTTGTAGCAGTCAACCCTAAGTGATCTGGGGTTCAGATCACACCGTCAGGTAGGGGCATAGTCCCCAGATTGGACAGGTTCCACATGAACCTCTCTCCGCTTTCGTCGTTCGTCAACCCGATTCTCAACCGCATCCAGAACTCGATCCGCATCCACATGGCGATCAACATCGCCACACGGATTGCGGACAACCCCACCCACGGTAAGGAAATTGTCCAGTACCTCATCGATGAAGGCGCGTTGGAGGTCCGCAAGATCCACGACGAGTCTACGGGAGAAGATATCGTCTTCGTCGGCAAGCCCAAGTCGGAGTACCACATCCTCCGCGAAGTGCCAAGGTGGCAGCCTGATGCAATGCTGACCGAGAACCAGTGCAAGGTTCTCAACTACCTTCAGGATGCTACCTTCAGCATCAACATGAAGGTCTACGAATTTGTCCAGAAGCACCGCGATCACTGGCAGTGGAAGATGGGCGACCGTACCATGGATAAGATTGCCTCTACCATGAAGGCAATTCAGGAGTATCTTGTCAAGTATCCTGATGGCATCTTCAAGCAGAAGTATGCCACGCCAGATGGACGGCGTTACTATGCTCTGATGAATCCTCTGACCCATCAAGGTGGGGATGTGCCTCGTGGTTTGACCCAGTGGGGAAAGAAGTACAAAGTCAAGTCCCGTGCTGCAATTCACAAGATTGCGGAAATCCTGAAAGATGAATACGGGGTTGGGATTGACAACTACAAGTTTGTGGTTGCCAATCCCGAACTGGCCTTTGGGACTGAGTATGGCTTGAAGGGCAAGAAGCCAGCGTGTACATACGCTGCTGCATTGTGCATTGCCGAACTCATGGAGACTGGGGAATCGGCATTTATTGTCCAACAGGATCAGACTTGTTCTGGCTTCCAACATTGGGGTATGGAACTTGGTTGTCACAACCTTTCCCTGTTGACCAATCTTATTGGCGGTGCCAAGAAAGATCTCTACACCACAGCAGCTGAGATGGCTCAGTTGTTTGTCTCTGGGGACTATGCCTACTTCTTTGATAGAAAGTCTGGCAAGTTCTTTGTCATGAGAATTGGGTATGGTGCAGCTGCGGCATCCCTTGCCCGTGGCTTGATCCTGGATAAGCCTCAGGATGATGAGTACAAGTATCTCAATGAGGATGGGGTCTACATCCCCAACTCACTTGAGAGTCTGGCTAAGAACCGCTTTAATGAGGACAACTATGATTACTTTGTCAAGTGTGGTTGGCCTGAGGCGGTAAATCAGAGTCAGGTCATCTCCAAGGCTTATTACAACGGTCTGATGAAACTGTCGCCTATGCTTCAATCTGCCCTGCGGATGTGCAAGGAAGCTAACCGTGCTGCTTTGGCTAAGGGTGAATTCATGTATTGGGTCCTGCCCAATGGGGATGTCAAGAAGAATGTGGCTTGGAAGCCTAACCCTGAGGCTAAGCGAGTTCGTATTTCCATGCGTGACCAGAAGGATGTAAAGTTTCAGTTCTCCTTCATGCCCATGGAGCGCATGGCTAATGACTCTGCCGTGGCTCCTATCTTTATCCACGGTGCAGACGGCGTGACAATGGGACAGATTGTCATTGACTCGCATGAGAACTTCTTTGAACCTATTGCTCCAATCCATGACTCTACGGGTACTACCGTGTCTCACTTTGATGAGATTGGTCCTATGTGGATTGATATCTGCACCAAGTTCTGGCTGAATCGGGAAGAGTCTATGTTCTTTGAAACCATGCGTAGGTATGGAATTGTCATTCCCAAGAAGGTCTGGCCTAAGGGCTGGATTCCCATCGACATTTCTAAAGCCCAGTACCATCTGGGTTAAACCCCTGATCCATAAGGAGGATCATCCAATGTTTCTTATCCGCATTGTCAGCAAGTCGAACGCTCGTCGCAAGTACACTCTGGTTGCCCGCCACATGGCGGGAGCGGCCACTGGCTCTGTCCAGTTGGTAAAGCAGTTCAGCACCGAGGTGATGTTGGACTTTCCCAACACACAGGATCTAAACAAGTTCCTAAAAGGAGGAAACGATCAATGGTCCATTGAGGCCATTGACCGTCCCAAAACCTATTTCACCCAAGGGGTGATTCAGGTCTGGGATGGAAATCAGTTCTTCTGTCAGGCCACCATCTGGCCTGAAGGGGACGAAACTTCAAAGACCACCATCGTGGGTCCCAAGAAGGACTCTGCCGAGGACGCTAGGAAGGCGTTCTGGTTCTTCTGGAATCACGGAAACCACAAACATAAGACGGAGGAGGGCAATTCTGCCCGCCTCATTAGGTACAAGACTGGCTATCAGGAGGTGATTGTCTCATAAAAGGGTATATAGAAAACATCTACCCCTTAGGTAAACCCTCAGGTTCGCCCTACGCTTCGCGTGGCCATTCCCCTTGGGGACTCCTAGTTGCCCCATTCTGGGGTTGTACAGTGGCCCCTTGCGGGGTGGATGATTTACTATCATCAGTGGAATCGTCCCTGAGGGCCCTAGAATCGTCCCTAAGGCATTCTTTACCCCTAGGGGTACCCAGATACCCTTAGGATTGGAACGTCCCTAATGGGTTTATACGCCGTTTTACGAAAAAAATGCAATACCCGTTGGGTACCCTGCTTTTTTCCCTTAGGAACCATACCCCGCGAGTACCACGCCAAGCGAAGCCCCGTGCAGACTCGCTAACTCGCTGCACTACGCGGAAGATCGTGTGTTGATCACACATGGTCAATCCTGACATCAATTGTGATGTTGATTTGGCCGCGTGTGCCACAATCACCAGCACATTACATGGAGGATACCATGAACGGTATCACTGTTGAGGAGGGCGTGAATGCCCTGCATCTGATGGGAATCAAGATCAATGTCCGTACTGGTCTTGCTCCCAGGTCGGAAGCTGTCCTGAAGGGGATCATCATGAACCCTTCGTGCAAGCCCCACACCCGCGAGCAGGCTTTGCTTGAGCTCCAGCAGCTCAAGAACCCGCCCGTTGAGCAGACGGCCTAACTAATTCCGCCAGCCCCGAGAGGCGGTTAATAAATATCTCTTGGCAAGACTCGACTATGCGAGTATAAATAGAAGTTAAGCATAGTGCGTCCCCGTAGCAATACGGGGGGTCCCGATTGCTACAGCCGTAGCGGATTAGGAAATGAAACACCCTAATCTTGTCTAGTTTCAACGGTCAAGGGCTAACTCGTATGGAATACCTAAACCCACATTCCATACCTGGCAGGGTAAATAGGGTTACATGGGACCTATTGGTAGAAATACCATTAGGTCTTTTCCAAAGGGTTTCCCTGATCAGGAAACTCTGGGTGGCGGAATAACGGTTTAATCTAGCCGTAACGCATACCAATGCAAACCAATGGCCAAATGGTTGAGGAATGCAAAGGTAGTACAAAGTAGGCTATCCACCTTGATAGATTGCTGAAACGTTGGAGGTATCAAGTAATCCTCCCCCCACAATACAAACCTCGCCTAACGGGGGCGTGTAATAAATACCCCAGCCCTTAGGGGCATCGCGGCATCTACGGTAGAAATACCGTGGAAGCCTTTCACCGCAAGCAACCTAGCCTGTAGGCGGTATATAAATAGCAGGACACACTTTATGTGTAGACCTGAGCAAGTCTCAAAAAGGCTCATAGACTTCCCGCACCCATCCTCCCGATCTGGAGGAAGTTAGGGGTGTATCGGACTCTGCTAACGCTTAGTTAGTAGATACGCCGTTGATCACGGTTCACCTAGGTTCTGCACCTAGGGGTGCTATTTCCCCGAGTGCAGCGGGGCCTCAATGGATTGCTGGGCGTCCATTGTTGCTTAAATGCCCACCGTGTTACTCCGAGCGGGCAATTCGGAGTTCCTTATAAGATATGTTCTCTCGTTGAGAACCTATCTTTACAGGAGATTACTATGGATGAGTGCATTTGTGCACATTGTTCAAAGGTATATTACAATACACCTTTGAATTATTCCTGGTATTTATGTCCAACTTGTATGGACATATGGTTTTTGTTTGGTTGTCCAGTGGAATAAAAGGAGATATAATGTCTAAGCCGCGTCAGGTCAAGAAGCGTAAGCGTAAGACTGGATACATCAATCTGGTCAAGCCTTCTCCGTTCCGTCACACTTTCTTTTCGTTTAGTGATTTCAACAATTGGCTGAATAGCCCAGCCTCAACTGAGTGGTGATTACAATGAGTACTGAAAACGGTATTAGGATTGCATTGTGGGAAGTCAACTCTGACAACCCCAACAGCCCCAAGTTCAATGGTATTGTTACCATTAATGGAACCGAGCACAAGGTTTCCCTATGGGACAATAGCGCAGCTACCCACCCCAAGGCTCCCCGCCTCAAGGGTAAGACGAGCCGCCCTTCCCCTAAGGAAGATGTCTCAAAGAACAGTGAACTTGTGATTCCTTTCTAAATACCCAATACCCTAGTATATAGCTAGGGCTCAAACCTAAGGTATTAATAATATATAGTATTATTATACCTAAGTATTAAACCTAAGTTATGAAACTAATTAATAATAAAAACTATGGTAAAACTCTATGGTCTATTGATTCTGAGTATTACATTTGCTCTACTTCCTTAGACAATTCTGAGGTAATGGTGTTTCAATCAGATTCTAATGGAAATATTGTAGATTATACAGACTTGTATGTTTCATACACACAGGTTGATAACCATGCTTACCACATGGAACAATTTAGGAGTCAACGTGGGTCTTGATAATTATGCTGTATATGGAAAGTCTCATCCCAAGTATGATCATACTGAGGGAGCTACTAACGACATTCCAAATAAGTTTTTCCCAAAGAATAATCTTTGTGGTGGTATGTTCTCTGGAGGAGGTAATTCCTTTAGGGGCAAGGTTTACAATGATCTTGTAGAGTTCTTTGCCAACAAATCTCTTTACGAGGATATCCTTGAACCTGATGATGTACTAGAGATTGCTACTGTCCTTTCTCAAATTACCGAAGAAAGGTTTAACAAGGAATTTGCCCCGCACAATAGCTGGGAAATTACTTATGAAGAAGTCAAGCAACTTGCGGAATGGTTCCGTATTGTTGCTGATGAAGATGGTTCAGTTATTGCTTGGTACTAAAATGAATATTAATATTGATAAGATTAATCAGAATCGTAAGAATCGTATTAACAAGATTGAAACCTATGCATTGGCAAACAAGGTTCCAAATTTCGTAGCGGCTATGTATATTGATGAACATAGTCAGCTTACTACAAACAAGAAGATGCTTAACTCAGTTGATTATGTAGTTGATACAGTTACTGTTGATAACTATAGGGATGTTATTTCTGCTCTGGCTCAGATTGGTGTGGTTGTTATGCACTCGGAGTCAGAGTCGGATTCCTATATCGCTAATGTTCTCAATAAGATAATTAATGAAGAGATTCCTGAGTGTTGGGGTGGTCCTGACATGCAGGAATACGTTGATATTACCCCGTCACAGGTTTGAAGGTACACAAAGTATGTTGACTTATAATCTTCCTAACAATACCGTGTTTGTTGTTGGAGTTATTGCTAAGGCTTATGGAGATTTTACTCCCATTGCTGTCTTTGAAAATATCCAAGATGCCGCATGGTATGCGGAAAAGACTGGTGTTGCTTTCAGGATTGAACCACATAACAAGGATTCGGTTCTAATCAGGGATGTTAAGATCAATACTTGCAACTGGAACTAACATGACTACTAATACCTATGCTGGATATACTGCTGTAATTAATGATAAGATTCAGATCTCTTATCATAGTTCTTACAAGTCAGATACTAAGAACAACTATGATCCAAGCTTTATTATTAAGATTGGAGATGTTGAAACTTATGTTAATCTAGACGATATGCATAATATTTGTTCTGTAATTGACAACATGCTTACTTTGAATAAGTATATTCCTAACAAGGATAATGCACTTGATTACCATGCCTTCCGATGACGAGTGGAACTGGTTGTTTCACCATATTGTAGATAATAATGGTAATATCATTCATGAGGATGATGAAGATGCATATGGAAATGAACCCAGTGAAATCGAAACTGATTCGCAATACGGATCACTCGACCGCTTCGGTTATTAATGATTTGTTTGATCGGGGAATCATTTCTGATTTCTCCGAAGATGGATGGGTACTATACAAAAAGGAATGGTATCCACTGATTACCTTCCTAGAAAGGATTAAGATTGTCGAGCGTATTTAATTTTGTCGGTGCTACCGTAGAAGGTATGTCACTTGAGGAAGCAACTACCCTTGCTGGAATGAATTGGACTGTTAGCAAGCGTCCTATCTATGTCATGAATACTCCTTCTGACACGGATGAGGAGCTTTATACAACCAATAAGTTCTTTGCTACCACCCGTGACGATACCAATACTATTCTTGGTGTTGTTGGTCCTGATTATCAGGTTGTGCAGAACCATGAACTTGCATATCTTTGCGAGCGTCTGCAAGGATCTGATGTAAAGATTGAGACTGCTGGTATCTTGGATAATGGCCGTCGTGTCTTTGTTCAGATGCTTGGCAATCCATTTGATGTTGGACCATACAAGGACACCAATATTCCCATGACTTTGTTTACCAATGGTCATGATGGTCAATGGCCCTTGTCTTCGTTGCCTACATCTATCCGTGTTGTTTGTCAGAACACACTGAATATGGCACTCAATCAGGGCAAGCGTAATAATATGATCATTAGCCTCAAGCATACTGGTAATATCCAGGATCGTCTTGAGTCTATGATTCAAGCTATTGAGAATTGGAAGGATCGTACTATTGATTTCCAGAATAAGGCTGAAATCCTTGCTCGTAAGGAAGTCAATACTCAGTTTGTTCAAGACTTCTGGATTCAGATCTATTCTGATATGTTCGGAGAGATCCATGAGAATCCCATGAATGATGAACAGAATGAGGATAACAAGGTTGCTAGGTCTACACTTACTAAGTGGGCTAATACCTTTGATTCCGAGGTCAAGCTGAGTGGTGCCAATCTGTGGACTGCTATGAATGCAGTTACCTATTGGCTTGATCACCAGCAGATCTATCGTGGTGAGAAGAAGAATGAGAATCGCTTCAATGACACTCTCTTTGGCAATGGTGCCAAGGAAAAGGTTAATGTCATGAACGCAACTCTTGCATATGTCTAATTATAAAGGGCAACCTAGGATTATTTCCTAGGTTGCCCTTTTTTATTTATATATGCCAAAAGTACTAGACGTAACGGTGCGTATGATTGAATATACCAAAGACGGTAATGTAGTTTTACCATATGTGGAGTACCATACCCATGAAATTATACCTGAGAGTTTACACGTTGGACAGGATGGTATCTCCTTATGTAGACATGTTGCAGAGAACTGTTTGCAAATGGAATCATTGTTCAATCCGTGTAGATAATATTATTATTCATTTCTTTGATGATTACATTGTACCAAGATGGATTACTCCAGCTGTAGATAATAAAATGTTTCCTGGTGGTATTGAATTCTTTGTTGATGATGTAGATAACTTACCAGCCATAAGAGATTTTACAAATTCTTTACCAAAATGTTCTTCTTTTGATAAAGCATCAAGGATTATATGGTATCATACCATAGGGTTATGGCCTAAAAGAAATGATTGCGTTGATAAGTGCAGTGCTACACTGACTTATTTGTTTAATATACCAAGGTGTAATACAACACCTGATAAACTAGTAGAGTTAGTAAATGAATATAGGAAACAAAGGATTTGTAGAGATCATTGATCACATGGGTAGTGATTTAACAGTTGTTAATGCAGCCCGTGTATCATTCAATAAGATGAGTAAATGGGAAGAAGAAATCACTGCTGATAAAGATGGAATGATTGATGTATCTTATTCTTTAAATGAAAAAGATAAGAAACTTATTAATTATCTTGCAAAGCATGAACACTGGACTCCATTTGCTCATTGCTATGTTACACTGCATATCAAAGCACCTATTCCAATTCGTACTCAGTTCTTCAAACATAAAGTTGGTTTTGTAGAAAATGAAATCTCTCGTCGTTATGTTGATGAACCACCTGAGTTCTTTATCCCCAGGTTCTCTGCTCGTCCAAGCAACATGAAACAAGGTGCTGGAGAAGAACTGGATGCTGATACTCAAAGTCGTGCACATATCATGTATACTCTTCATCTTGAGTATGCAAAGGGTGTGTATGATGATCTCATTAGGTTAGGTGTTGCACCTGAACAGGCAAGGTTTATCTTGCCTCAGGCAACCTATACCGAATGGTATTGGACTGGTAGTCTAGCCGCCTATGCACGGTTCTACCAGCAACGCTCGTCACCTCATGCTCAAGCTGAGATCCGAGAATATGCAAATGCAATTGGTGAAATCCTGTCTATGTATTTCCCTGTATCATGGCAAGCTTTAACCAACAATCAATCTATACCTGAGTGACCATGTTTGTAGCTATGCTACATCCACATCAACTAAAGGAGATATATGCTAGAAACATGGCGTAAACTAAGTAAAGAAGAACAAACTCGTCGTACCAATATGCAAAAGGTTTACGAAGAAGAGTTGTTAGAGAATGGTGTAGAAAAGTATTGGCGTGAGTATGGTCGTGCTCCAGATGAAGGTAAGCCAGAACAGTTGCTACTTGAGTCTGCTGTAATCCATCTTACTCCATATTATCAGAAATGGATTGATGAGTGCTGTAATAATCGTAAGTCACCTGATTGGTTGGCACCTCTACTTAGTATTGGTGCAGCTAAGATGGCGGACATTACACTTAGGTCTATGATGAGGTTGTTCCTAACTAGGAATACAATCCAAAACTTTGATGAGACTATAGGCATTCCTGCTAATGCTCCTGTTGCTCAGCAAGTAGCCAAGCTTATTGCAGATGATGTTGTTGCTATTGTTGCATATCAACAAGCAAAGAAACGATTCTCAGAAGATTGGCGTAAACAATCAAAGTTTATTAAGAACTGGACTGTTAAAAGATGCAAAGCATTTACCACTAAGGTATCCCAAATTCCAAAGCTAAAGTCTAAGGAAAAGGAAGATCTAGGCCATAACATGCTACGCATTGCTTTGCTATCTGATATTCTAGTTAGCAGAGTACATTGGAATGGTAAGAACAAAAAGTCATTGCTGGTTTCATTCTCTCCTTGGATTCTTTCAGAAATTCAAAAGAGACATGAACTTCTTGAGACTGCTTGTCTTGTCTATCGTCCTATGATCTGTCCACCTATTCCCCATACAACTGCAGAAGATGGTGGATTCCTAAGTCCTTGGGTTCGCAAGAAGATGATCAAAAGATATCATCCTGTTGGTGCTAATCCAAAGGATTGGGATTCTCGTCCATCTGAAATGGTTCTCAAAGGACTCAATGCTTTGATGAATACTGAGTGGTCTATTAACACTCAAGTATATCAAGTAATGAAGACCATGTTTGAGAACGATTATCGTACTGCTAATCTTCCAGCATATACCTTTAGGGATTTTGCATTTAGTCGTCCCTATCCAGAAGATGGAACTAAGGAACAACAAGCCAAATGGATGCAAGAATCTAATGAAGCTTGGGGTGAGTGGTATAAGGAAGAACAAGCACGGTCAAGGATGATTGTCCGACTTGAACTTGCCAAGAAGATGAACCAATGGGGATTCTTCTACATGCCATACACTCTTGACTTCAGGGGTCGTGCATATTCAGTTTGTGAGTTGTTATCGCCTCAAGGTATTGACTTTGATCGTGGTCTTGTACAGTTTGCCATGCCACGCAAGCAAACCAAGGAAGGTTTGTACTGGTTGTATGTTCACCTTGCCAATCTATTTGATCAAGATAAGAAACCCTTTGATGATCGGGTACGATGGGTCAAGGAAAACATGCCAATGCTGCAAAGAATTGCCGAAGATCCATATGTAAACAAGGAATGGATTGATCCAAATAAAAAGAAGAACAAGTCTTTCCAACGACTGGCTGCTATCTTTGAAGTATGCAGAACAGATGGAATGACTCAGCTTCCTGTTCAAATGGATGGTGCAAATAATGGTGGCCAACACTGGGCTGCTATTATGCGTAACCATAAGCTTGCTGTATTGACTAATCTAATCAAGACAGATAAGCCACAAGATCTATATCAACATGTTGCGGATGCTGCTACTGAATTTATGCTACAGCATTCAGAAAACAAATGGTATCCTGCTTTCCTAGAATATTGGGAAGGTAAGCTTCCTCGTAGTGTTACTAAACGATCAACAATGTGCGATGCATACGGTCTTACCTTCTATGGTATGCAAAAGTATGTAAAGCAGGAAGGACATGTAGACTGGGTTAGTAAGGAACAAAGAGGTGGAGCCGTAGTTGAACTAGCACGGGCTGTACAAGCTGGTCTAGGAGAAACTATGGAATCACCTAATCGTGGTAAGGAATGGTTGCGTGAGGTAGCTGATATCCTTAATGCTATGAACAAACCTTTTGTTTGGACTACACCTAGTGGTTTTGAAGTACATCATGTATATAATCAAGTACTTGAAAGAGTTAGTTATGCTGAGCTATTTAATCGCCAGCAACTTGTGTTCTCTACTGTTACAGAAGATCTTGATGGTAAAGCACAGTATCTTGCGATTTCTCCAAACTACATCCATTCACTAGATGCAGCACATATGTTTATGTCCATCAGTGAAATGCTGGATGAAGGTATGACTGCATATTCATTTGTGCATGATTCATATGGTACTTATGCACCTGATGTTCCAAAGATGCATAAGATATTGCGAGAAGAATTTATTAAAATCCATCAGGAGAATCAACTTGAAAAACTCAAGAAAGAAATCGAAGAACGATATGGAATCTATCTCCCCGAAGTACCCAAAAGGGAAGACGGTTTCCAAATCGAAGAAGTCATTGAATCAGAATACTTCTTCGCTTAAGAATGTATCGTATCCCGATAAAATTCCACGTCTAGTCAAGGTAACTTGGGTAGATGCAATGACTATTGGTGGGTCAGAATGGTTAGGTAAAGAAGAAGCCAAGTCCTCGGCTAAAGAACCATTACCAATGATGTTAACGGTAGGCTTTGTTCTACATAATGACGATGAACAAATCTCATTAACTTCAACAATCGGCCCAGGTGAGACTGCTCAGGTAAATAAAATACCTAAGCGAATGATTATAAAGATTGAGGAAGTATGATGGCAGAACAAAAGAACATTCGTAAAAAAGATATTCGTGAATTTAATTACGAAAAATATAAAAGAGAACAAGATAAAAAACGTAGACAACAGCAACGCCGAGAGGCAAGGAATAAACGTAATGAACCAAACATATGATCACCTAAACAAGTGGCAAAAACTACATCTTGAAGGTAAGTTTAATGTATATGAGCCAATCCCTCAGGATAATGGTGAACCTCTACCTCCACTTGCTGTACAATGGAAAGAAGATGCAAAACGTAGATTCAGTGCAGACTCACCTAAGTTCGCTGCACTAGAAAGAGGAAAAAATGAGAACACTGGTAATCGGTGATTTACATTGTCCTGCAGATCATTCAGAATATCTAGAGTTCTGTAAGGATATGAAAAAGAAATATAAAACAAATAACACCGTATTTATTGGTGACATTATAGATCATGAAGCAATCTCATCACATGATAAAAATCCCAGTTTACCTGGACCTGTAGATGAACTTGCACAAGCAAGGGAATCTATTGTAAAATGGTATTCTACTTTTAAAAATGCTTCGGTTTGTATTGGAAACCATGATGCTAGAGTACACAAGAAAGCAGTAAAAAATGGCATTCCTGAGATTTATATTCGCTCTTATCGTGATGTGTATTGTACTCCCACTTGGAATTGGGATTATAGTTTTGAGTTTAACGGTGTTTATTATGTTCATGGCGATGGTTGGGGTGGCCAGTATCCTGCATTCAATGCTGCCAAAGCAAGACTACAATCAGTAGTATGTGGACACCATCACAGCCTTGCTGCTATTAATTGGATTAAAGGCCCGACAACCATGTATTTTGGTATGAATGTTGGTTGCGGTGTTGATCAATCACACACTGCTCTAGCATATTCCAAACCACACCTAAAGAAAGCCATCCTTAGTTGTGGAATAGTAATTGATGGCGATCAACCATACTTGGAGATTATGTAATGAGTGAGAATGAAGAGAACAAACAGGTATCAGCAGTGCCAACGGATGCTGTTGTTGCCTATCTATCTGATCTATATCGTCAGCTAGATTCAATTAGTTTTAATATCCGTACAAATATCACAAACATTCTACCTAAGGTAGAAGGAGAAGCAACAGATGTCAGCAACCAAGACGAAGTACGCTAAGCCATTTGTAACAGGGGATGTTACAGTTAAATGGTCACACCTAATGACCCCAGATGATAAGTTCGGAAATCCAAATCATTCCGTAACTGTTGAGCTTACACCTGAGTTGCAAAAGCAACTACAGTCATCTGTAAAGGAACTTGGTGGTAAGAAGATCAATGGCCTCAAGGAAGCTGATGGCATCAAGACCATCAAGTTTAAGAATGTCCTCAAGGCCAAGGAAGGCATTAAGACTTTCCCAGTCATTGGTCCTGATACCAAGCCATCAGATACCATTCCATTTGGTTCTGATGTAGTCAGGGTCAAGGTAACGCCCGCGCTCATTAGTCGTGACAATTCGGTTTCATTCTACATGGAATCAATTCAACTTATTGAGCGTAATTACCAAGGACAGAGTGCAGAGTTCAAGCCAGTTGATGGTATGGATTCTGACGTTCCGTTCTAAGAGGTGACGCATGATGGAGTATAAGTTTCCAATAAATCCCGTAGCTGCTTCTCGCCCCCGTGTAAGCAGATTCGGTGCGTATTTTACTGGGCCTTATAAGAAGTTCCGTTCGGCAGCGGCTATGGTTATCAACCAAGTCCTCGGGCGGAACTTCACTCCATTGAGCGGCAAACTTGCAGTTGATATAAGATGCTATGTAACAAGACCCAAAACAACTAAACTAGAATATCCAAGAGCTGATGTAGATAACTACAGCAAGGCTATTCTAGACTCGTTGAATGGCAAGTTGTGGTTAGATGATTCACAAATCTGGGCTTTATTCATTTCAAAAGAATGGGCAGATCCAGGTGAAGAAGGATACTTTGTGGTATCCTTAGAGGAAATTAAAGTTGGACATCACAAAGTATCGTGAAATCGCAAAAGAAGTTGTATTTAATACAGACAAATGGCGTAATCATAACCACGCATCAATCATTATTCGTAATGATCGTATCCTTGGTATTGGAACCAATAAGAGAAAGACCCATCCTTTAGCAATGAAGTACGGCTATCGGAGCTGCGAACTACACAGTGAACTCGATGCACTCTTAAAGGTTGCTAAAAATTGTCGTAAAGATATGATTCTTCTCAATTTCAGGTTTGGTCCAAAGGGAGATATGAAGTTATCCAAACCATGTAAGCTGTGTCTACCGTGGTGTATTGACACATTCAAGGAAATCTATTACTCAGTCCCCGATGGACTAGTTCAGTTGGATTATTAAGGTCAAAGCTATTGGCTGGTGTCAACTATGCCTAGCACATTCGCAGATGTGTTAATAAAATGGTGGCATGGTGGGGGTTCGATTCCCCCAGATAGCTACATGGTAGGGTGCCTGATAGATTGGTAAAAGGTGGTGACTTATAATCGCCCTCATGTGGGTTCGACTCCCACCCCTACTACTATATGTGGGCAGTGCGTTACTGCCCTGTTTTTATCGCAAAGGATAAACATGAAACGAATGTATGTAACAGTTGGCGTTGCAAAGTACGTTGTTGAAGAGTGGGCTATTAATATCAAGGATGAAGAAGATCCTAGAGATGTATTTGATTACATCAATAAGCATCCACAAAGTTTCTTCTGGGAGTATGATCCAACTCTAATGTATTCAGAAGACATGAGTGATGAAATCGAAGAAGTAATTGAATGGAGAACAGATAATGACAATTCTAATCCTAAGTGACGGAGAAACTTGGTGTACTGTTGAAGGCTGCAGTATTTGTACAATTACAGAAGAAGAGTTTAAGAAACTTTGTAATGACGAGATTGATGCTGGTGATCTAAACCCAATCTCTGAAGTGGGACTAACTTATTATGGACCTAGAGGATGACACACACATGGAAACTACAGTAACTAACGATAACATTATTGTTGCAAAGATTACACTTACCGACGAGGTAATTGATACAATCGTTAAGCGTGTAACTGATCGCATGGATATTCAACAAATGATTGATGATCAAATTGAATACTTTATGCAGAATTACTTTGACATCAACGATTATACTAACAACCTAGATACCTATGATATCAAGCGTGGTATTGTAGATGATGTAATTGAAACTATTAAGGAGCGACTGTAATGAAGAAGCGTGTACTAACTAAGTGGCTTAAGGCCCTCCGTTCTGGTAAGTATAAGCAGGGTCGTGGTGCCCTTTGTCAAATTAGTAAAAAGGGTACAAAATCATTCTGCTGTCTTGGTGTTCTCTGTGATCTATATAACAAGGAACAAAAGCGTAATAAGAAGAAGACATTGACTGTACAAAAACTGACTAACAATGATTGGATGGTTGGTAAACTCTCGTCTAATCCAGCTTTTGTTTGTTCATATAACGATTGTGATGGTACTCTTCCAAAGCAAGTAGTTAAGTGGGCTGGATTCAGTAATGAAAATTATGATGGAGAATTTAATAGTCCTGAACTTCCTGAACTAATTACCCTTAACGATGGTTCAAGCGGAGATTGGGGCGACGGTACTAGAGCCCGTAGCTTCAAGCAAATTGCCGATATCGTTGAGAAGAATCACCATCTTCTGTAATTAATACAAAGAGCAGCCATGTAGGAAATGGCAGAGGTGACAAGCCTTGTCCTAGCATAGAAGCTAGACAACTCAGTGCAAATCTGAGCATCCCGCTTTGTTTCCATAGCTCAACTGGATAGAGCAACAGCCTTCTAAGCTGTAGGTTGCTGGTTCGATTCCAGCTGGAAACGTTAAAGGAGGATAACAAGTGAACAGAGAACGCTACATCGAACTTGACCGATCAGGAACAGGACTAACCAAGGAAGAGTGGGAGCAGGGTTGGCATTGGTGCAACGAATGGGATGGAATGCTTGTCGGTCCCAACATGGACGAAGCACTTGTCTGTTCTTGTAGCCATCCTGCCATCGAAGCATGGAAGGAATCGGAAGAGGGCAAGAAGATGCAGAAGGATCTTGACGAGCGATTTGAAAAACTCACCGAGAAAAACTTCTTGATGGAGGGCGGCAAGTGAAAGACACAGACATCATTGCGGCGATTGCTCCTGACGCGGTATCGCTGATGGACAAGGCAATCGCAGAGATCAAGCGACTTCGGCAGGAGAACGCAACCCTCACCGCCGAGCGCGACGAGGCGCGGCGGGAAATCTGTATGAATGCAACAAAAGAACCTTACCGCCAGATGTGCGGAAGTGGCATACTTCTTCCCCAGGACGCGGCGCGAGAGCGCGGATGGGACTGTTACAAGGAGGACGGCAAGTGAACGACGAAGAACGCGAATACCTGAACGAAATGATTCGGAGTCTCAACAATCAACTAATTGATGCGTTGCGTGAGCGCGACGAGGCAAACGCAAACGCAAAGCTCTACAGGGACGAGCGAGACGTTATGGAACAGAGTATCGGAAACGCATCAATGCTATTGGCTGATTGGGATGGTTATTATAATCCCCAAACTAAGCGGGGCAATGCAGAAGAACTGGCTAAACTAATTGAAGAAGCATACACAGTGCTTCAGGGTAGGAGTTGGCGTGATCAAGAAGATTAACAGTCGTTATGGTGAACCAAGGTACATCACCGATCATGGTGGTGGTTGGTTTACAATTGAAGGTAAATCAAGGTTCTATCGTGGTGGTGGACATCCAGATCTAGAGTATCTAGACTTTGAGGGTGGTCCATTTCTACAGGTAGATTCTGAATCTGAATGGGGTATTATCCGTGAACTGATCTCGGAACCAGCAGAGTCAGGTTTTTTCAAAGTACGTTTTAGAACAGGAGATTAAGTATGGAAGATTTCAATCTAATCATTTCAGTTGCAAGTTTCTTAGGTGTTTGTGCATTCATTGCTATGGCTTGGAACCACAGTAAGTTAATTAAACAAATGCAGAATGACATCTTTAATAACTATGATGCACTAGAGAAGCGGCTATACGATATTGATTACAAGTATAGTTCTCAAATTCGTGATGTACGAATTGGTTGTGATAATACAGCACAATGGCGTAATGAACTAATGAAGAAGAAGTACGACGATCTTTGTAATTCATATAGCAATCTAGACAATCGTGTATGCGATCTGACTAGCACTATGTGGAACATTGATGGTAAGATGCAAACCCTAGATCCATACATCAAGCGTATTCATCTTAAGCATCTAATTAAGACCAGCGGTTCAATCAATAAGGATGCTGTTAAGCAACTAAAGGAAATTGAGAATGAACTCAAATGAACTCATTAGACTTTTGGAAAACGCGATTGACACTTCGTCCAGTAGTGAATACCACTCTGGGTTTACGGCCAAAGAACTACACCGTAAGTGTCTCGTTTACATTCGACTACTGGATCAAGAGAATACCACGCTAAGGGAAATGCTTGAAAACTGCAAGGATACCAAGACATTCTATCTTGGCTGGGGTAAGGGAAAGGACGAGTAAGCATGCATATGGCTGAAGAGGCAGATTACTGGAACAACTATTTCAAGACTCATTACAAGTGAGTCTATTGGCTTCGTGGCGGAATCGGCATACGCAGCGGACTTAAAATCCGTAGCCGCAAGGCGTGGGGGTTCAAGTCCCCCCGAAGCTATTCGGGAATGGTGTAATGGTCCTCTTTGTCTTGGTTCGAATCCAAGTTCCCGAGTACGCCCTTATAGCTCAGCTGGTAGAGCAACCGACTTTTAATCGGTTGGTCGCAGGTTCGATCCCTGCTGGGGGCATTGTTTAAATCCTTCATTCAAGTTCTAGTATAGGAAGAATATGGAAACAGAATCTAAAGTAGTATCGCGTAAACGCTGCCCCAAGTGTGCAGCACAAGGTAACGACACATCAGGAAACAACCTAGCCGTCTACGATGACGGACATAGCTACTGCTATGCTTGTGAATTTTATGTAAGAGGTAACAAACCAATGGAAACAATCGTAGAGGAAACACCAGTATATGCCACAGAGAAGTTTCGTAGTGGTGAGATCCAGGCTCTACCACACCGACGAATTAACGAAAAGACTGCTAGACAGTATGGATACCAGACAACAACTACTGGAGCAGAGGTTGAGAATTTCTTCCGTTCGGATGGTACATTACAAGCTCAGCACATCCGGTATGATGGAAAGAAGTTCGCATGGATCGGAGACACATCGAACCTCCAGTTCTTTGGTCAATCGCTGTTTCCTAGTGGTGGCAAGAGGATTCTCATTACTGAGGGAGCCATTGATTGCCTTACAATGGCACAGCTCTTTGATAACAAGTATCCAGTTGTCTCCATTCCTAATGGAGTCAATTCAGCTGTAAAAGCTGTAAAGGAAAACTATGATTATATTTCATCCTTTGAAACAATTGTAATTTGTTTTGATATGGATGATCCTGGTCAAAAGGCAGCTAGAGAAGTAGCTGAGATTCTTCCTCCTGGTAAGGTTAAGATTATGACCCTACCCCGAAAAGATCCAAATGAGATGTTGATTAATGCCGAATCAGCCCAACTACTACAAGCATATTGGAACTCTAAGACATTCAGTCCCGACTCTATCCTACATGTGTCTCAGGTTGTGTCTGATAATGAAAACTCAAGCGTACAGGTTTATGAATATCCGTGGGATTCACTAACAACTTTTATGATTGGTCAAGATTCTGGTCGTCTAAATCTATGGACATCAGCAACAGGTCATGGTAAATCAACAATTATCCGTGAACTAGTAGTAGATCATCTCAATCATGGTCGTGCAGTTGGTGCTGTGTTTCTTGAAGAATCACCAGAACAGACTGTTGATGATCTTATTTCTCTTCGTATTGGCAAGCCAGTTCGGAAGATTATGTCTCAACGACAACTTAATGAACTTCGTAAATCAAATAATAAATCTATTGTAGATATGGTAGAGGATAATCTAACTGATGAAGAATATTCAGAAGCTAAAGCGTATATTTCCAGCAAGCCTTTGTACCTTTATGACCACATTGGCAACGCTAACATTTCTAATATCATCAATCGTCTTGAGTATATGGCTGTTGGTCTTGATTGTAAAGTCATTTTCCTTGATCATATTACTCTGCTTGGTAATATGCTCCTATCTTCTGGTAGTGATTTTGGAAATGATGAACGGCTAGTTCTTGATTCAGTAATGAAGAAGCTACGAGAACTTGTAGAAAGAACTAAAGTAACTTTGCATGTAATTGCTCACATCAAGAAGACAGATAAGAATGTTGATGAAGGTGATCGAATTAATCTTAATGATCTTCGTGGTTCAGGTTCACTTGCCCAGATTGCCGACAATGTATTTGCACTAGAGCGCAATGCTCAACACCCAGATCCAGCAACTTCTAATACTACCAATGTACGAGTCCTCAAGAATCGTAAGGGAGGTCGTAGAGGTATTGCTACTGCATTGTTCTACAACGATCAGACATCCAAGCTTATGGATGTACCGTTTGTAATTACCCCAGAAGGAGAGGTGCTTTATAGATACGATTCAATTAGCGTTTGATATTGAGGCTAATGGCCTTAATGAAGTTGTTGCTGGTAAGAAGGATACCTATCTTACCGAAGCAACTAAAATCTGGTGTATGTCTGTTGTTAATATTAACACCAAAGAAAAGTTCCTCTTTGAACAAGACAACATGAAAGAAGGTATTCAAATGTTAAGAGATGCTGACCTAATCATAGGTCACAATATCTATTCATTTGATATTCCTCTTATTGAACGATTATACGGATCTCTTGATAAGAAACCATGGGATCAAGTAATTGATACACTAATTCTTTCCAGACTAATGTATGGAGATAATCCACCAACTAGGGATCAATCCCATTCTCTAATGGCATGGGGTGAACATCTTGGTGAATCAAAGATTGATTATCAAGGTGGTTGGGATAACTATACAGATGAAATGGGTAAGTACTGTATTCAAGATTCTGTAGTAACTGCTAAGATATGGGATCACTTTAGTCAACAAAACTACCTTGTAATGTACAATCGTGCTGCAAGGATGGAACACGTTGTTGCTGATATGATCAAGCGTCAAGTTGAGGCTGGTTTTGGTTTTGATCTAGATAAGGCGGAACGCCTAGAAATGGAATTACTAATTGAGAAATCCCAAATCGAAGATGAGATGCGAAGAATCTTTCCAGACAAAATCATTGTTAGACATTCTGAGAAAACAGGAAAGAGACTCAAGGATAAAGTCGAAGTATTCAATCCAGGTTCTCGACAGCAAATTGCCGAAAGACTACAGGAAAAGTATGGATGGGAGTTCCCAACCACTGATAAGGGAAATCCCAAAGTGGACCATGAAGTTTTATCTAAGCTAGATTATCCAGAATCCAAGACACTATGTCGTTACTTTGATCTTATTAAACTAATGAGTCAAGTATCTGATTGGGTTAGTCGTGCTCGCAAGAGTAGGGATGGGCGTATACACGCCTATATCAATACTCTTGGTGCTGTAACTGGTCGTATGTCTAGTAAAGAACCAAACATTCAACAAGTCCATTCTGATTCTAGAGCACGGGCCTTGTTCATTCCTCAGGATGGATGGACATTGGTTGGCTCTGATCTCAAAGGTCTAGAGTTAAGAATGCTTGCTCATTATCTCTATCCACATGACGGAGGCGCATATGCCAAGGAAGTATGTGAAGGAGATATCCATACCCACAATCAAAAGGCTATGGAACTAGATTCAAGAAACACCGCTAAGACTGCAATCTATTGCTTCCTCTATGGCGGTGGTGATGAAAAGTTCAGTAAGACTATTGGTTGTTCTGTCTACAAGGCTAAGCAAACAAAGAACAAACTGCTCAGTAATATTCCTGGACTTAAGAAGTTGATTGAGAACTGTAGATTCGATACACTAGATAAGGGTTATGTCAAGCCATTCAATTGGCGACCTGTCTATGTTCGTAAAGAACACGCAGCACTCAATACCTTGCTTCAATCCTCTGGTGCTCATATTGCTAAGGCTTGGGCTTGTGTAGCAGATCAACGCTTACGCTTAGAGATTGGTCAAGAAAGGTTTAACTGGGTTGCATCTGTACATGACGAATTACAAATCGAATGTCATCCAGATGTAGCACATAAAGTTGGTAATATCCTCTGCGAATCTGCAACAACAGCTGGTGATTTATTGCGTTGTAATTGTAAGATTGAAGCAGAATACAAAGTAGGTTCTAACTGGTCGGAGACACACTAATGCCTAGAGATTATAAAGACGAATATAAAAAGTTTCAATCATCAACCAAATCAAAGAAAGACCGAGCCCATCGAAATAAAGTACGTCGAAAAGCTACTAGAGATGGCCGAGTAAAGAAGGGAGATGGTAAAGATATTGATCATAAGGATGGTAATCCTAGAAACAATTCTTCAAAGAATCTTCGTGTAATTTCCAAGTCTACTAATAGAGGTAAGCATTGACAATTTTTATTTTTATCAGTACAATGTT